ATAAAAGAGTCAGGAACCTTCTTACCCCTTTTAATTTTTTAAAAAATAGTATATATGTAAAAGAACCATGGAGGGTGACGCATGAATATTGGTGGATTAGCATCTATCCCAAGTAATTCTGTTTCAAGGAACACGGAGATAAATGGACAGCCCCATATGCTTGCTTATATAAATCCGCAAGAAGCTCAGTTATTAAAAGACCGTGGTGGAATGGGCATAGCTTCATTAGGTGGAATTCCAGCTTTTTATAATCCTTCCGATGATATGGGTATGGAAGATTCCATAGGTGATATGACAGAAGTTTCAGCAGGCATGGGTGCGACATCTAGTTCAGGAGACGAGGGAATTGGTCCAGTAGATTTTGGATTAGATCCTTTTGGTGGAATGGGTCCAAATATGTCTGTAGATATGCAAGGTAATGTTACAGGTATAGCAGGCAATAGTACGACAACAGGAGGGAATCAAGGCTATAATCCAGGAGATGTAAGTAAGACTAATTTAGGAGTAGGTGGTTACACTACTCTTGGCACAGGAAGAAATACTAATACTAATTTAGGATATGAAATTAATAATTTTTTTAATAATTTACAGCCAAAAGATTATGCAAAATATGGTATAACTGCACTATCTTTAATTTCTAATCCATTGCAAGGGTTAGCACAAACTATATCAAAAGGAATGACGATTAATGATTTAGTTGGGGCAGCACAAGGAAAAGGCAGTGGTCTTTTTGGTAGTGCCTCAGATATGGTTTCTAGTATATCAAAAGGTTTAAATGAACAAGCCAAGGGAAATTAAATGGCTCTTAATTCAATAGAAGATGTTCAATCGTTTATTGGTAGTGTAGACTTAACTACATTAAAACGAGACGAGTTATTAGAATTAAATTTAATTACCGACGAATTACAAAGACGTGAAAAACAAGAAGCGTGCCGTTCAGATTTCCTAAGTTTTGTTAGGACTATGTGGCCATCGTTCATTGAGGGTGCACACCATCGAGTTATGTGTGAACAGTTTAACAAAATAGCTAGAGGTGAATTAAGACGAGTTATAATAAATATGGCTCCTCGACATTCGAAATCAGAAATGTCTAGTTATATGTTACCATCATGGTTATTAGGTATTAAGCCAGATTTAAAAATAATTCAAGCAACGCACACTGGTGAACTAGCCGTAAGGTTTGGTAGAAAAGTCAGGGATTTAGTTGATACAACCGAGTATAAGGAGATATTTCCAAATGTTTCATTGCGAGCAGATTCCAAAGCAGCAGGAAGATGGGAAACAACCGAAAGTGGTGAATACTTTGCTTCTGGTGTTGGAGGTGCCATTACTGGTCGTGGTGCTGATATACTTATCATTGACGACCCCCACTCGGAACAAGACGCATTAAGTGAAACGGCTATGGACATGGCTTACGAATGGTATACTTCTGGTCCACGACAAAGACTTCAACCTGGAGGAACAATCATTCTTGTGATGACAAGATGGTCAAAAAAGGATTTAACTGGGCAATTATTAAAAGCACAGATGGCAGATGTCAAGTCTGATAAGTGGGAACTAATAGAATTTCCTGCAATAATGCCTTCTGGACAGCCTGTTTGGCCAGAGTTTTGGAAATTAGAAGAATTAGAAGGAATAAGAGCGTCTTTACCTCATGGAAAATGGGCTGCACAGTGGATGCAAGAGCCTACAGGTGGAGAAGGTGCAATAATTAAGAAAGAATGGATAAAAATTTGGGAAAAAAATGAGCCCCCTGTTGCCGATTATATAATTCAAAGTTATGATACGGCTTTTTTGAAGTCAGAACGTGCCGATTATAGTGCGATTACGACTTGGGGTGTGTTTTATAAGGATGAGGGTGGTGAACCTAACATAATTTTGCTTGATTCTATTAAAGATAGGTACGATTTTCCTGAATTAAAAGAAGTTGCGTACGAAAACTATATACATTGGGATCCAGATGTAGTTATAATAGAAGCCAAAGCGTCAGGACTACCATTAACGCAAGAATTACGAAAGATGGGTATACCTGTACAAAACTATTCGCCAAACAGGGGGCAAGATAAAATTGTTAGGGCTAATGCTGTGGCACCCTTATTCGAATCTGGAATGGTATGGGTGCCAGAAACAAGATGGGCAGAAGAATTGGTCGACGAGCTTACGGAATTCCCTAATGGTGAGCATGATGATTTGGTTGATTCCACTACTCAGGCTTTGTTACGATTTAGGCAAGGGGGTTTCCTAAAACACCCAGCAGATTATGAAGATGAACCGTTAGGTTATGAAACAAAAAGTTTTGTTTATTATTAAGGAATAATTATGGCAGTTGAAAAAGTAGTTCCAATAGTAGAAGAAGAAGTTCTTGAAATCGAGATTGTTCCAGAAGAGGAAGAAGTATCTTTTGATCCATCGAATACTGTTTTATTAGAAGATGGTGGGGCAGTCGTAAACTACGAGGAGAATGACGATGAATCTGAAGAAGATTTTGATGCAAACTTGGCAGAAAATATGGACGATGATGAACTTGGCGAACTTACTAGCCAACTTCTTTCAGACTATAAAGACGATCTTGAGTCTAGGCAAGAGTGGCTCGAAAGCTACACAGACGGACTCGATCTCCTCGGAACNAATACAGACGAAAGAACGGAACCGTTCAGAGGTGCATCAGGTGTCTACCACCCCCTCCTCGCAGAAAGTGCGACGCAGTTCCAAAGTCAAGCGTACAAAGAACTCCTCCCTCCAAGTGGACCAGTCCACACAAGGATCATTGGTGAAACGTCGAAAGAAGTCGAAGCCCAAGCTAAAAGGGTAAAAGATTATATGAACTTTATGGTTCTTGACGTAATGGAAGAATTCGACCCTGAATTAGATCAGATGTTATATTACCTTCCATTATCAGGATCTACTTTTAAAAAGACTTATTTTGACCAAGCGTTAAATAGACCTGTAAGTAAGTTTGTACCAGCTGACGATTTAGTTGTTGCTTATACAGAAAGTAATTTACAAACTTGTGGTCGTTTTACGCATGTAATAAACATGAGTCTTAATGATTTAAGAAAAATGCAAGTTTCTGGTTTCTACAGGGATATAGAACTATCCGATGATTCTCAAGCAGAAGATAGTGATATAAAAGATAAGATTCAAGAAATAACAGGATTTAGACGTTCTTCTCAAAGTAACGATATGGTTACTATTTTAGAAATGCACGTAGATTTAGATTTAGAAGGATACCCTGACCTTGACGAAGATGGCGAAGAAACAGGAATAGCTTGCCCCTATATTGTAACTATACATGAAGAAACAATGGATATATTAGCTATAAAGAGAAACTATAGAAAAGAAGATAAAAAGAAACAAAAAATTAGATACTTTACACACTATAAGTTTACTCCTGGATTAGGGTTTTACGGTTTTGGCTTAATACATATGATTGGTGGGTTGACAAAGTCAGCGACATCTATCCTTAGACAATTAATTGATGCAGGTACATTAGCAAATTTACCAGCAGGTTTTAAATCAAGAGGACTAAGGGTACGAGACGATGACCAACCCTTACAGCCAGGAGAATTCCGAGACGTAGATGCTCCAGGATCATCGATCCGTGACGCTATTATGCCACTCCCCTACAAAGAGCCATCAGCAACTCTCCTCCAGATGCTTGGTGTGTTAATTGAAAGTGGTAGACGTTTCGCATCGGTCTCGGATATTAATGTAGGCGAAGGAAATCAGGCTATGCCTGTTGGAACAACAGTTGCTTTATTAGAACAAGGCACAAAAATATTATCAGCAATACATAAACGATTACATTTTGCTCAGCGACAAGAATTAAGAATATTAGCTGAAGTAATAAGGAAATCGACTTCTGCTGAATACCCTTACCAAATGACAAATACAGAAGCGACAATAAAAGCGTCTGATTTTGACGATAGAATAGATGTCGTTCCAGTAAGTGATCCAGCTATGTTTAGTACAGCTCAAAGAATTACAATGGCACAAACACAACTTCAATTAGCACAGGCAGCACCACAAATCCATGACTTACAAGAAGCGTATAGACGTATGTATTCGGCACTTGGGGTACAAAATATTGATACAATATTACCACCTAAAGTTGAACAAGTACCGAAAGACCCTGCAAGTGAAAATGCTGATGCACTCATGGCAAAACCACTTAAAGCGTTTCAAGGACAAAATCACGATGCACATGTAGCTACACATAGTGCCTTTTTACAAGACCCTAATATGCAAAAGAACCAAATGGCAATGCAAGGCTTAATGGCACATATGCAAGAACATCTTGCTTTTAAATATAAAGAGCAAATTGAACAAGCTATTGGTCAACCACTTCCTGCTGCAGGTCAAGTATTACCACCAGAACAAGAAGCGATGTTGGCACAAGCTACAGCAAAAGCAACTCAGGAGATTAGTCAAATGGCACAGCAGATTTCAGGAACAGGACAGTTCGACCCTATCGTAAAACTAAAAGAACAAGAATTACAAATTGAACAGTCCGAAGTACAAAGAAAAGCCTCTTCTGATCAAGCAAAACAACAAATTGCTTTAGCGAAAATGCAACAAGATGCTGCTTTAAAAGAAAGAGAAATACAATCAGAAGAAGATATTGCAGCATTACGAGCAAATGTAACTTTAGCAACCTCGAAAGGATAAGATATGCCAAGCCGTATGAAACAAATTATGGATGAGTTAAAAGATGAAACCGATCCAGATAAAATTCAAATATTAGAACTAGATCTACAAACTCTTTTAGGCACTAGTCCAAAACGTAAAAGTAAGGGTGTAAAAAGTAAATCTTTAGGTGGTTCTATGGGTGGAAATACTCAAGGCGATATGGACTTTGCAGGGTTACAGGAGACGAAGTCTTAGCGACCAATATGTCAAGAGGTGGTCGTAAGGCTATAAAAGGATTAAAATTTAAAGGTATATTTTAATGGATATAGTTACCTATTTACAAAAGGTAATTCAAGAACGACGAGCAGAGATTAGCGAAACGCTAATGTCAAGTGGTGTTGGTGATATGAGCCAATATCAAAATTTCATGGGGCA